GACAGAGGGTCAATCGCCTGCACCTGTGGGTATGGCTTGCGCGATAGGATTTTGTTTACGATAATCCTTACGAACTTCGGGATGATGGGCACGGGGGTGTAGTCCAATGTCAGCATCGCCCCGTCGGCGTTGTTAGCATCTAGGGAGCTAAGTATCTGTCGGTATATTGATGTGTTCTGCGTTCCCTGAGCGTAGTCTCGGTTGTTCTGCATCTCCTTAAACCGGCGTCCGTAGAGTGAGTTGTCGTAATCGACACCAATCCACTGGGCGTACATGGCCTTAGCGTACTGAAGGCCATAGGATTGCTTCATCTTTTCCTCAGTACTCGCTAACGGGTCTGGGTATGAAGACTGGCCTTTTGATGTATAATCTCTCTGCATAATCCACTACGGGCTAATATGCAAATATACTTATATGATTTAGCGTAAGATGACCCGACCGGGCCTAAAGAATTTCTTGACGTTAAAGTCTGTTTTCTCCTTTTTTATCGTGGTGCCTTGCGCTGCTAAAAGCGCAAGACCGCTAGATATTGATAAGTCAAATGCAGTTCGGTCGTCTACCTTAAAGCCAATCCAATCCTCAAGGGTCCTTTCAAAGTACATCTTTCCAAACTCTCCAGTCTCCTCGTTCCTGCCCACGTGGAAGTGGATGTATGCCTCAATCGCCTGGGCGTGAGCCTGTATGATGTCCTGTGAGTTAGAGGGGATGCCTTTTGTCTTGGTGCTGCTGCCGTATCCGGAGCCCAGGTGCTCAGGGCGGTTTAGCAGATAGTTGTCGTATCCGCGCTGCTCGAAGTACCTGGCGATGCCGTACTTGTTGTTCTCGATAAGGATGCTATAGCCGTAGAACTTGGCGGCCATCAGAATATCCTCGTAGAATATTTTAGCCAGCGGGGGGCGAGAGGCATACTCTGCAACGAACATATTCGCGGGATGCAGCAGGTTGAACTTGTTGTATAGATGGCACGCGCCTTTAGAGCCGCGGCCATCCACCGTGGCGTCGATGTCATAGGAGTCTACTCCTCCCACGCCAAGCCAATTGTTCTGCGGCCCTGATTTGTTACGAAGCTCAAAGGGGGGCATCCATGTGACACGCCACCTGCCGTTGGCATCGGGCTTAAAATACACCTCGGTATCTTGCTGCCCGTCCTTCCATACGAAGTTACCCTGTAGCACAGGATTGGGGTACAGCTCTTGGTTGTACTGCACCTGCTCGTAAATCTTTTGCACGTTAAAGACCGATGACTTAGCGCTGTCCCTAAAGGCTTCCGCTTCGCTAAAGGGAAACTGGCGTATCACCTCGTTGAGTTCGTAGCTGTCGTCCACTAGCGCCTTCCTCTCGTTTTTCAGAAATGTCTTGGCGCCGATGACAATATCGTTACCGTCGATGCCCTCCATCGTAGATTCCGGGTCATCTATCACCGCCTGTCCGTGCACATCGAAGAAGCCCTCCAACGCCTCGTAGGCTGGGATGAACAGCTTATAGAGCCCGCTCTTTGTCCTGCCGTTTTCGTTTCTTATGGTGGTGTCGCTGTTAATCACAAGGTCTCGGAACTGGCGACCTCCTTTGTCGAGGGGGTTGACGGTGCTTCCCACGATAGCCTTGCCCACGATGTTCCTACCCACAAGAAGGCAGGTGCGGTGGATGCGCCACGACTCCCTTATATCGGTAGGCTTTTCCCACTTGCCCGCTTCGTCCATGTAGAGGATGTGCAGCTTCTCTCCGTCATAGGCGTTGTTGGTGGTGTTCTTCCAGTTGATGACCGTGTTGAGTGCATCGCCACGGGTGGCGGTCTTCACCTTCTTGGTGATGCGCTTCGAGGGCTCTCGGAAGGCGAGTTCCATCCGAGGGTTTGTCGTTCCATCCTGGATGGGCTTGAAGAAGAACGGCAGAGACTTGTATATCGGCATCACCTTCTTCATAAAGATGTTCTCCTGCGCGTCGCCCCCTGTCTTGGACATAATGCCCAACAGCTTCTCCTTTACCTGCGACCCCTCGTTTACCAGCACCGAAGACGTCATCTGCGTGTATCCCGAGCGGCGGCATTTTACATACACCTGCCCTAGGCATCGGCTGTCGACACTACAGGCCTCTAAGTGAGTAAACAGAAGCCTTTGGAACTCCAGGAACTTAGGATACCCGATGTCAATCTTAGACCACTGCAGGAAGAAGTAGTGGTTGCCGGTGATGTATGTGGGCACACCCTTGTTATAGAACCACAGCCCCTTGCGGCGGCGCTCAAACTCCTGCGAGATATATGCGGTGTACCTCTTTCGAAATTCCTCGGGTATCGCCATCCACTCGTCCATTCCCTTTATGCGCTGCAGCTCTTCGGGCATCTCCTGCCTTGTCCAAAACTGTTCGCTATGGGGTTTGTCGTAGAATAGGATTTTTTTCTTGATGGGCCTTACCGGCAGCTGTATGGGTAAATCGCCAATAACCTCGATATCACCGCTAGTGCTATCGTGGCATATATTGACTACAAACCCATTGAAGTCAGCATGCGTTACCAGTCCAGCCATTGTCTATGGCTTTTCGGCGGGGCGATTGGTGACGTATACGAACACCCAGTTTTCACCGAGAGTATTGCTCTGCGAACCCACCGGAGTAGTCTTTTTGTTCTGTGATTTCCCCATGTTCGTGAAGTTGATTTATGAGGGTCTGAAGCCTCTCTCTTTCTATAATAAGTTCTTTGGCGTCTATGGCCGTTTGCTTTATCGACTGCAGCTCCGCCTTTCTCTGTGAGCCGGAAAGCTCTTGGTCCACCGGCTTCTGAATCTCCTGAATCATATTCTCGATGGCTATTTCCATTGCAGCGATAAGCCTATTGGCGGTGCCGATGTTATCAAAGCTGTTCTTGGACTTGCGCATATATGTGTACTAGTAAAACTCGGTATAGCACCTCACCGTCTACCTCCATGGAGTAGTCGGCGTTCTTTTGTATGAACACCTTGTCTCCGGGGTGCAGGCCAAGCTCCTCAAGCTTGGCTGACGGGTACCTGATGTATCCGTACTGGTTGTAGGTCTTTTTCTCCTGTATTATCTCAAGGACGTCGCTTTGTAGCTCGTCCTCCTGCGGTGCTGGTGTCAGGAATATCCATTCTCCAAGAAGGCGTATCTCTTGCGTCTTCTTGCACTTGTAGGCATAGGCCTGACAGCTATGGGGGTCGTATCCGCCGTCCCACCGTACGTAGTACAGGTCTTCGTTTCCGTATATAAACTGCCCGCGGCGTAGTTTGGCATCTTTTAGCTGTTGGTTGCCGTAAACCATGTGGTTGCCGCCTATCACCACGTGATGGTGGAAGTACAGGGTGTCTCCCACATTTACCCCCGTTTTATACAGCTCGGGGACTCCCATCACCTCGCCTTCGTGGGCTCGGTGTGCGAACTCGTCAAACCTACTGTCGAGGTACATCTCTTGACCTGCTATCTCGATGGTATCTTTTGTCGCCTTTGGTACTTTGACTATAAAAAATCTAATTGGCTTCATCAAAAATCACAATCATGTTCAATTAAACAAGGCATTTCGTCAATGGTCTTCCATAGCATGATGCCCTTATCCTTGGTGTAAATATAGATAAGATATCTGCGAATTCCATTTATTGAAAGCGCTCGCTCATCTTGAACGATTGAGTCGACTACTGCTTCTCCAGTCTTTTGCCCGACGAAGTACGCCATGGCATCCTTGGGGTTTTGCCCCACGATAATTTTTCTAATAAGTTCCATTTAATTTCCATTATTTTTTTAGCCAGTATTCAATTGAGTCTGTCGGCAGGTCGTCGTCGTCATCCTGTGAGACAAAGTTATGCGCTACTACGTTAAACATCATGCTTAGCTCGTCGGGGTCTTCTGCGCTGTGTCCCGCTATAAACTCATATTTTGCCGATTCTACGTCTTGGTCTTCATCACAGACTAGGCCAAAGCAGTAGGTAGCCATAAAGTCTTCCTCTAGCTTGTTTGCTTTGATTACCTCAAAGATTTCGTCAATTTTCTCCCTTATGTGGATAAAGAGTTCTACGCGCTTTTCTATGTTCATCGACTTACGTTACTGCGTTTCCTAGGTTGGTTACGGTAAAACTAGTCTGTTTTGTTAGTGTCGCGGCAGTTGTAGAGGAAACCCTTAATGCAATATCTTTTGGTGCGGTAGTCACGTATAGGTAGTAAGTGAGATTGACCGTATAGGTACCAGCGGCTGTTGTGACGAGCTTGTTATTCATAAGAACCTCAGGACTTGCCGCGTCATTTAAGAATATTTGAGTCGTAATTGTCGGAGTTCCTGATGTTATGTATTCCACGGAAGCCTTAATCTCGTACATAGAAGCCACGCTCAGGCGAAGATTGTCTCGAATGCCCACTGCGTCAACGGTGGTGACACTAGCTGATGCGCCGCCAAATGCCACACAAGACGTTGCTGCGCTTGTAGAGCCTGTAGAAAGCTGACCGTTGGTCTCAGCAAACCCGACAAAGGTATTTGCGGTTCCTATTGATGATGTAGCCTCTGGACGTGCTAGAAATAGGTTTGGAACCACTGTTGCTCCTGAGTTCACCACGAAGTCAGAAAGGTCTACAAGGGTGATGTACTTGTAGGCGCTAGCGGACTGGTCGTATATGAGG